TGACAGCCTACAAAACGCAATTGAAGAACGCGAGGCATCGTCTTAACGAGGCACCGAGGCGTCGCATTCTTCAGATGGTTCAACCCTTAAGTTAGCGCTTATGGGTTCAAGTCCCCGATGGCGGTCCATTATCTGCATCATGCGTTGTTAGCTCAGCCGGACAGAGCAATTGCCTTCTAAGCAATCGGTCACTGGTTCGAATCCAGTACAGCGCGCCATATTCATTCTTCCAGATTCCTTTCGGCAGAGCCTTATACTGAAATATACCTGGCTCAGGATATTGTTGAAAATATTATATGTTTGTCAAAAATAAAAGTTCTGTTAAGTGTTGATTGAGTGTTTGTTATACGGTCTAATGGTTTTTTCAGCATTAAATATTTATCATTCATATGGTGTGGGTAGAGTGAATATTGATGAGGCGTCGGGGTGTTTCATCCTTAGGCAGCGTATTGATATAGTCAATGCAGAACGAGCAAAGGCCTTCAGCCGTTTGACAGTTTTGTTCTGTACTCCTGATCGTCTTTCGGGAAGAGACGTTATTATTCTGAATAGTGATGCTATACAGAGGGTTTGCGATGAGTTCATGGTGGCTAATTCAGAATTATTTGCTCTTGTTCAGGAGTACAACAGAATAGCCAGGACCTGTGGTATGGATGAACTTCGGATTACTCATCTGGGGTAGATACATATCTGGATTATCACCGGTTACGGTAAAAAGTGATTGCTTACTGTTTTTGTGAATGGCATTGCAGCAGCCGGATAATGTCAGTGCTGGCTGACGGTGTGCTGGTGGCGGGTGTGGTGGTTGCTGCTTTCCCGTTGCTGAAAAAGAAAACGCCAGACTGTTAGCCGGGTATCAGTTAGCGGGAGAAATTTTTAAATACTTCACAATTCAGGCGGTTGACTGTTGTCTGGTTTGCGGGGAGTTTGTTAAAAGAAACTGGCATGGTGAATCCCCCTGTGCGGAGGGGCAATCAGCGAGTAGGTATATGGGATAATCGCGGATTCAGGTGCTGGTACTGAATTCACCGGGAGGCACCCGGCACCATGCAATGGCACATAGCGCCACTCTCCAGCCCCTCTCCGGAGGGGCTGTTTATATTGATTTTGTCAGATGTGAGTAAACTCCTTATGGACTTTGTTGTTTTAGCCCATAAGGACATATTTGCAGAGTGCAACGGTTATTAAAGCATTCATTCAATACGTTATCTGTATTTGTAGGGCATTCCTGGCTGTTTTTGATTAAATTCCAGAATGTTTTATTGAATGGTACTACGTTGTAAATGGTTACAGGCAGCACTTTGTTATTGAGCATGATGCCTGTGTGAGTCAGTGTAAATATACTTTCAGGAGGTAAGAAAGCATCCGATTGATACCAGATTATTAATTTTATTTTACTCCATATGACTGAAAAAGATATTCCGCATGATGGCTGGATAACTGTATCAATCACAATCCACTTCATTTAGTTTCCTTGTTTATGCCTTGCTGGTGATGTTCTGAAAAGTATAAATGATATTTTTGATTGTAAACCATAGATCAGAATTATTTTTCTGATGTTGTTTATTGTTTATTTAAATGCAGGGTGGTTTATATCTCGTCTTGTAGTTTATCCATGCATATCTGCTTGATGATGAGGTTTTTAATTAAGGTATGGTTTTGTGTTTTTTCTGTATTACATGTCAGGTATTTTAAAGAATCATTTTTCAGATGGTGGAAAGAACCATGGCATTTAAACACTATGATGTTGTCAGGGCGGCGTCGCCGTCAGATCTTGCGGAAAAGCTGACACATAAACTGAAAGAGGGCTGGCAGCCGTTTGGTAGTCCGGTGGCCATAACCCCTTATACCCTGATGCAGGCGATTGCAGCAGAAGGTGATGTGGTGGTCAGTGGTGCAACTGAGCCGGAGTGATACTACGTCATCGTACTGGCCCGGCATTCCAGGCCATAAAAGACGGTCTGGCAGTGGGACTAAATGCACTGACGCTGACGGATATTACCAAAAATGCAACGTATGGCGTTGAGATAGAAAGTCTGGTGCTGGAGATAAATGCACCGGCATCATCATAAAAAGTGAGCCAGTCAAATGGAAGGTATCGTTAAACTCACCGGTAGTGTCAGTGGGTCGTCTGAGACGCCTGCATGAGTTATCAGAGCCATCAGTACTTAACTGGTGGCTTTTTTATTGTTGTCAGCTTCCGGATAACGGGAGACGGGGTATGTACCAGATGGAAAAAATCACAACAGGTGTGTCATACACCACGTCAGCGGTGGGAACGGGCTACTGGTTCCTGCAGTTGCTGGACAGGGTTTCCCCGTCTCAGTGGGCGGCAATAGGCGTGCTGGGGAGTCTGCTGTTTGGGCTGCTGACATATCTGACTAACCTGTATTTCAAAATCAAAGAGGACCGGCGTAAGGCGGCGCGGGGAGAGTAAAGTGATGAATAAAAAATATGAACTGGTTGTTAAGGGGATAAATAATTACGGGGATAAGGTTACTGTTACTGTGAAGCCGGAAGGTGACGGGCAAGCGTCGCTGTTGTTGCCAGATGTGGCGATTAGTCTTGACCGTACTGAAGGTGCCACGCTGGAGTTTTACGAAGCTGAGGCGAAAAAGCAGGCGAAGCAGTTTTTCATGGATGTTGCTGCCGGGTTATGTGAAGGGGATGGTCCGTTGCCGGAAAAGCGCCCCGTAATTTTAGAGGCGCAGGATGTGTTGATAACCTACAAAGGAAAGCTACCGGGAAGAATTACTTGTTCTCTGAAGATGCCGCCGTCAACACTGCGGTCAGAAAAAGATGATGTTGAATCACGTATTGAAAAACTGGAGAGCTACGTCGTTGAGCTGAATAAGAAATGGTCGATATTGGTGCCTTCTGGCGATGAAAAGCAGTTTGCTGCGTTTGACGATTATTGTCGGAAAGTGATGAGCAGAAATCTCGCAGAGTGTTTCAGTATTCATAATGATAATTTCAGTGACCCGGAATGGGAGTGTAACCGGCCATCCTTTGTTGTATCCGGTGATGCTGGGAAAATAACCATCTCAGAAAATGGGAAAGTAACACCTCCATCGCACCAGCACAGTGAGGAGCTCATTGAATTTGCCATTGATTACCTGAAGAACAATAAAAAGCAGGGGCTGATGAAGCGCGTTGGCCGTTGCATGGGATATCTGCAGGTAGCTGCTGAGATTGAAGCGCTGGCCAGTGGTGCTGATAAGGATGCAATTGTGCGGGAGGCTCTTCTTCGTGATTTTAATACTCCACCCTTTAAAAAAGTGCCGGCTTACTGGCTTCATCCGGGGCTGACTTATCTTAAAGTGCGTATTTAGTGGGCCAGGGACAGCGGCTGAATATTTAATATATCCATGAACACCAAAATCAAATACGGCCTGTCGGCTGCCGTTCTGGCGCTGATTGCCGCTGGTGCGCCTGCGCCTGACATTCTCGACCAGTTTCTGGATGAAAAGGAAGGCAAGCACACCACAGCATACCGTGATGGTGCGGGTATCTGGACCATCTGCCGAGGTGCCATCATGGTGGATGGTAAGCCTGTGATTCCTGGCATGAAGCTGTCGAAGGAAAAATGCGACTGGGTTAACACTATCGAACGGGATAAGGCGCTGGCGTGGGTGGAGAAAAACATCAGAGTGCCACTGACCGAACCCCAGAAAGCGGGGATCGCGTCATTCTGTCCGTACAACATTGGTCCCGGTAAGTGTTTCCCGTCGACGTTTTACAGACGAATTAATGCTGGTGATCGAAAAGGTGCCTGCGAAGCGATTCGCTGGTGGATTAAGGACGGTGGCAGAGACTGCCGTATTCGTTCAAACAACTGTTACGGTCAAGTATCCCGTCGTGACCAGGAGAGCGCGCTGGCGTGCTGGGGTATCGACAGATAAGCAGAATATTTTGCTGAAAAATGAGGAATGGCCACGCGGGCGGATAACACGAAATCCTGCGAACTGGCGAAACGTAAGTGAATAAAAGTAAAAACCCCGTTTGTTGGCACCAAGCGAGGTTTTGTGTTTCTGACCTTGAGTAAGGCAAGGGAGAACATGGCGAAGTATAAACGAATTCTGTTGAGGTTGACTATGAAAAACGGCCTTGAACTGAAAGCGCCTGTAACTGATGACATCAGCAGAGCACTGGCTTTTGCCATTAAGTGGGTGGCGGTCGGTGTTGCTGTGTCCCCGATGCTGTATGGGCTGGCAAAACTGGTCATTGCGTTGAAATCGTGAAGGGAGGATTAAGCATGTCAGACAAACTCATAACGCTGGCGAAGATCCTCTGTGTAATTGTCGGCATTTCATTTTCACTAATGCTGGTTGCTCTTTTTCTTTCCATGGACTGGATGATGTTGTCTTCGTCGGGGTTGCTGGGGTGAACATAAACCGAATGCTTTCCGCGTTTATCGTTATTCTGCTGGTGGCCTGTGGTGCGCTGTGGATGGCAACAGACCATTACCGTGATAACGCGATTACCTACAAAGCGCAGCGCGATAACAAAGCCAGTGAACTGAAGCTGGCGAACGCAACCATTACTGATATGCAGGTGCGCCAGCGCGATGTTGCTGCGCTCGATGCAAAATACTCGAGGGAATTAGCCGATGCGAGAGCTGAAAATGAAACTCTTCGCGCTGACGTTGCCGCTGGTCGTAAGCGCCTGCGGATCAACGCCACCTGTCCAGGCTCCGTGCGTGAAGCCCCCACCACCTCCGGCGTGGATAATGCAACCGGCCCCAGACTGGCAGACGCCGCTGAACGGGATTATTTCATCCTCAGAGAACGGTTGATGACAATGCAGAAGCAGCTGGAAGGGGCACAGCTATACATTCGTGAGCAATGCCTCAGATAAAAACCGGCCAAGGATAATCCGCTGAAGATTTGCCGGTGGCTAAAGGGGCCAAGCCACCAATTTACGTAATTAGCCACAGAGATACAATATTTTAGTTTACTTATGTATTTCTGAAGCATGTCTTTGCGCAGTATCGTCGCCGTATTCCCACATGAACAGAGACCGCAGCCCTACCGGGAGACTCCTCTGCGCGAGTGTGCGGGGATAATCAAAAACGATACACACCGGGGTTTACCGCGTTAACGGAGCGTGGCGTTGTCCCCTCATGGTCGCTCGTCCGGTGCGATGGTGGAAGAAACTGGATTTTGTTGCAACTGATAATCATTATCATTTTCTCGGGTCCTTTCCGGCGATCCGGGCCGTTACGGGGCGGCGACCTCGCGGGTTTTCGCTATTTATGAAAATTTTTCGGGAAAAAGCATGTCAGTTCTTCTTGTTGTTAACTTATTGTTTTTAAAGAAATAATCATCAAGAAAGAAACGACATCAGAACGCTGAAAAATCTGTCTTTTTTGGCATTTCATGTCGTAACTGATTTTTGATAAGGAATTGCTGAATGAATGTTAATAAAAAGAAGCTTGCTGAAATCTTTAATGTCGATATACGCACTATTGATCGCTGGCAAACTCAGGGGCTCCCTCAGATATCTGGTGGAGGAAAAGGTGTTGAGGTCATCTTTGATTCTGCGAAGGCGATCGAATGGTATGCTCAGCGCGAAGCTGATATTGAAAATGAAAAACTCCGTAAAGAGGTCGAGGATTTGAGGGCTGCCAGCGAATCAGACCTTCAGCCCGGCACCATTGATTACGAACGTTACCGACTGACGAAGGCACAGGCAGATGCACAGGAACTGAAAAATGCCCGCGACAGTGGGCAGGTCATTGATACAGGGTTTTGCCTTTTTGCTCTGGGAAGACTGGCACAGGAGATCTCTGCCATTCTTGACTCCATTCCATTGTCCATGCAGAGACAGTTTCCGGCACTGACGCCCGCTATGCTTGATTTCCTGAAAACCGATATAGCAAAGGCGGCAAACCGATGCGCATCAACGGCAGAGAAGTTACCGGAGATGCTGGATGAATACCTCAGAGAAGCAGCTAAATAACTTTGCTGTTGTTTGTGGAGTGGCACTTCGTGGGCTTTTACGCCCACTGCCTGTAACCACCGTTGAATGGGCCGATCAAAATTATTATTTGCCCCCGGAGTCCTCTTATCTTGCTGGGCGGTGGAAGACGTTGCCCTTTCAGGTGGCAATAATGAACTGCATGGGTAATGACCGGATCCGCACAATTAATCTTATAAAATCAGCTCGAGTCGGTTACACCAAAATGCTGATGGGCGTTATTGGTTACTTTATTGAGCATAAAAACCGTAACAGTCTTCTGTTTCAGCCTACGGATTCTGCCGCTGAAGATTTTATGAAGTCTCATGTGGAGTCAACATTACGGGATGTTCCCTGTCTGAAAATTCTTTCCCCCTGGCTGGGGCGTAAGCACCGGGATAACACACTGACATTAAAAAGATTCACGTCCCGTGTGGGGTTCTGGTGCCTGGGTGGTGCTGCCGCCAAAAACTACCGTGAAAAATCCGTGGACGTGGTCTGCTATGACGAACTTTCCTCGTTCGAGCCGGATGTCGAAAAAGAGGGCTCGCCAACCCTGCTGGGGGATAAGCGTATTGAGGGCTCGGTATGGCCAAAATCCATTCGCGGCTCGACGCCTAAAATAAAAGGCTCCTGCCAGATCGAAAAAGCGGCCAACGAGTCGGCGCATTTCATGCGTTTTTATGTGCCCTGCCCACACTGTGGGGAGGCGCAGTATCTGAAATTTGGCGATGAGTCCACGCCTTTTGGCCTTAAATGGGAGAAGGACAGTCCAGAAAGTGTTTTCTACCTCTGTGAACATCATGGCTGCGTGATCCATCAGTCTGATCTTGACCAGAGCAACGGGCGGTGGATCTGTGAAAACACGGGCATGTGGACCCGTGACGGCCTGACGTTTTTCAGCGCTGCGGGTAATGAAATTCCGCCGCCGCGCTCCATCACATTCCATATCTGGACGGCGTACAGTCCGTTCACCACCTGGGTACAGATTGTCTATGACTGGCTGGATGCACTGAAAGATCCCAACGGCCTGAAAACCTTTGTGAACACCACGCTGGGCGAGACCTGGGAAGAGGCCGTGGGCGAAAAACTCGATCACCAGGTGCTGATGGATAAGGTTGTGCGTTACACGGCTGCGGTGCCTTCCCGGGTGGTTTATCTGACGGCGGGCATTGACTCGCAGCGAAACCGTTTTGAGATGTATGTCTGGGGATGGGCTCCGGGAGAGGAAGCCTTTCTGGTGGATAAAATCATCATTATGGGGCGTCCCGATGAGGAAGAGACGCTGTTACGTGTGGATGTGGCGATCAACAAAAAATACCGCCATGCAGACGGAACCGAAATGACCATTTCCCGTGTCTGCTGGGACACCGGAGGGATCGATGGCGAAATTGTCTATCAGAGGTCAAAAAAACACGGTGTTTTCCGGGTGCTGCCGGTAAAAGGTGCATCTGTTTATGGCAAGCCGGTGATCACCATGCCAAAAACCCGCAATCAGCGGGGCGTGTATCTGTGCGAAGTGGGGACGGACACCGCAAAAGAAATTCTCTATGCCCGTATGAAAGCCGATCCCACGCCTGCGGATGAAGCCACGTCGTATGCCATCCGTTTTCCTGATGATCCGGAGATTTTTTCGCAGACAGAGGCGCAGCAACTGGTCGCGGAAGAGCTTGTGGAGAAGTGGGAAAAAGGAAAGATGCGTCTGCTGTGGGATAACAAAAAGCGGCGTAACGAAGCGCTGGACTGCCTGGTGTATGCCTACGCGGCATTACGTGTGTCCGTGCAACGCTGGCAGCTTGATCTGGCTGTACTGGCAAAATCCCGGGAAGAAGAGACGACCCGGCCAACCCTTAAAGAACTGGCAGCGAAGCTGTCCGGAGGAGTGAATGGTTACAGTCGCTGAACTGCAGGCGCTGCGTCAGGCGCGCCTTGATTTATTAACCGGTAAACGGGTGGTGTCTGTCCAGAAAGATGGTCGCAGAATTGAATATACGGCGGCTTCTCTGGATGAGCTTAACCGGGCGATCAATGATGCGGAGTCGGTACTGGGGACAACCCGGCGTCGCCGTCGTCCGCTGGGAGTGAGGTTATGAAACGAACGCCTGTCCTGATTGATGTGAACGGCGTTCCGCTTCGTGAGAGTCTCAGCTACAACGGGGGCGGTGCAGGATTTGGCGGGCAAATGGCTGAGTGGTTGCCACCGGCGCAGAGTGCCGATGCGGCCCTGCTACCCGCGTTGCGTCTGGGGAATGCCCGGGCAGATGATCTGGTGCGCAATAACGGAATAGCGGCTAATGCGGTGGCTCTGCATAAGGATCACATTGTCGGGCATATGTTTCTGATCAGCTACCGTCCGAACTGGCGCTGGCTGGGGATGCGGGAGACCGCAGCAAAAAGCTTTGTCGATGAGGTGGAGGCGGCCTGGTCGGAATACGCCGAAGGGATGTTTGGCGAGATCGACGTGGAAGGAAAACGCACGTTCACGGAATTTATCCGTGAAGGTGTGGGCGTTCATGCGTTTAACGGCGAAATCTTTGTGCAGCCGGTCTGGGATACGGAAACCACGCAGTTATTCCGTACGCGTTTTAAAGCCGTGAGTCCGAAACGGGTGGACACGCCTGGACACGGTATGGGGAACCGTTTTCTGCGGGCCGGTGTGGAGGTCGATCGATATGGCCGTGCCGTCGCGTACCATATTTGTGAGGATGATTTTCCGTTCTCTGGTAGTGGACGATGGGAACGGATCCCGCGTGAACTTCCCACCGGACGTCCGGCCATGCTGCATATTTTCGAGCCGGTGGAGGACGGGCAGACCCGTGGGGCTAATCAGTTTTACAGCGTCATGGAACGGCTGAAGATGCTCGATTCCCTGCAGGCAACACAGCTTCAGTCGGCCATAGTGAAGGCGATGTATGCAGCGACGATTGAAAGTGAACTTGATACCGAAAAGGCCTTTGAATATATCGCCGGTGCGCCGCAGGGGCAGAAGGATAATCCGCTTATTAATATTCTGGATAAGTTCTCCACCTGGTATGACACGAATAGCGTGACGCTGGGCGGTGTCAAAATTCCGCACCTTTTCCCCGGTGATGATCTGAAACTTCAGACCGCGCAGGATTCAGACAATGGATTTTCGGCGCTTGAACAGGCGCTGCTGCGGTATATCGCCGCCGGTCTTGGCGTTTCCTACGAACAGTTGTCCCGTGATTACTCGAAGGTCAGTTATTCAAGTGCCCGCGCATCCGCCAATGAGTCGTGGCGCTATTTTATGGGGCGGCGAAAATTTATTGCGTCCCGGCTGGCCACGCAGATGTTTTCCTGCTGGCTGGAAGAGGCACTTCTTCGGGGGATTATTCGTCCGCCACGGGCACGTTTTGATTTTTATCAGGCGCGATCAGCCTGGTCACGGGCTGAGTGGATTGGAGCCGGAAGAATGGCCATTGACGGGCTCAAGGAGGTTCAGGAATCAGTGATGCGCATTGAGGCCGGACTGAGCACGTATGAGAAAGAGCTGGCGCTGATGGGCGAGGATTATCAGGACATTTTCCGCCAGCAGGTCAGGGAATCTGCAGAGCGGGAAAAAGCCGGACTCTCACGTCCGGTGTGGATAGCGCAGGCGTATCAGCAGCAGATAGCGGAGAGTCGCAGGCCGGAAGAGGAGACAACACCACGTGAGACGTAATCTTTCACACATTATTGCAGCAGCATTCAATGAACCGCTGCTTCTGGAGCCCGCCTATGCGCGGGTTTTCTTTTGCGCGCTCGGGCGCGAGATGGGGGCAGCAAGTCTTTCGGTACCACAACAACAGGTACAGCTTGATGCTCCCGGAATGCTGGCTGAAACGGACGAGTACATGGCCGGAGGTAAACGACCGGCCCGTGTTTACCGGGTGGTGAACGGTATTGCTGTACTGCCGGTGACAGGCACGCTGGTGCACCGGCTGGGGGGTATGCGGCCATTTTCCGGAATGACAGGCTATGACGGCATTGTCGCCTGTCTTCAGCAGGCAATGGCGGATAGCCAGGTGCGGGG